ACAAGATCAATCTATGTTTGCCTGCTTTGAAGAAGCAGTTACTACATACGGTAATGAAGTATTTCAATATAAAATAAAAGAAAACTATCTTTCAATGGAAGGAGCATCGACTGGTAGTTTGATTAACAATAAATTAGTAGAACCTACTCTTAATCATGTTATACTTATAAGTAAAAACTACGGTACTGAAGCCATGGTCGGTGGACCAGTAACTAGATACTCAGGGTCTTTTGATGTAACAGCATCTAAACAAGAGTATGACTTAAACCAATGGGCTACAGATCAAGGAATAACAGGTTCTATCGAGGTTAGGAGAGTATTTTACGAAGCACCACCTGCAATACAGAGATATTTTGATCCATATGCAGGTACAGGTACAGGAATACAGTCTTTAATGGATACGTTTGGTTTTGGAGACTTTAGTCCAGGAATTAACTTTATGCTTATGCCTACTTCTTTTGATGTACAGCTACTTCAAGGTATAGAGTTTAACGATCAGATAAGAAAATCAGCATACTCCTTTGAGATAATAAATAATCAATTAAAAATGTTCCCTATACCTAAAAAAGCAGGTAAGTTATGGTTTGAATATTATAAATTATCTGAGAAGTCTGTTTTGAGCTTTAATAATAATACAGATCTAATTACTAATGTTGCAGAGGTACCTTATGACAATCCTACATATGGTTATATTAATAGTGTAGGTAGACAGTGGATCTTTAAATATACTTTAGCATTATGTAAAGAAGTATTAGCATATGTTAGAGGTAAGTACCAAACAGTACCAGTACCAGGTTCAGAAGCAAGTTTAAATCAAGCTGACCTTTTAGCTGATGCTAGAACTGAAAAAGAAGCCCTTATTTCAAGTTTAAGAGAAATGTTAGATCAAACATCTAGAGGAGCTCAATTAGAAGCACAAGCTAAAGAAGGAGAAGACCTACAAAAGACATTACAAACAGTTCCAATGACAATATACGTAGGATAATGAAGCTAATAGAGTTATTACTAGAGATAAATTTTAAATCTTACGAAGCAATGGTACAAGTCCAGTTCGGAGATGATGGAGTTACTGGATATGACGATGCTTTAAGAGCATTACCGGGTGTAACTACAGTTACCAGAGCTTCAGAAAACTCAGAAGCTTCTATTGCTACATACAAAGTAAAGATTATTAGTCAAAAAGATCCTAAAGTAGCTTTTACTGCATTTAAAAACAATGCTAAAGCTAAATACAGTAATATTGTTAGTATTAAAGTAGGAGAAAACACTATAGAAGAAAAATGAGATTCGGATCAGATAGAGATATAAGTTTAATGGTTAATATCAGTAGAGAATTACTACATGATATTATAGAGCAAGAGGTTTTATACTATAAACTTAGTATAGAAGACCTAGAAGTAAATCTATACGGTGAATCTTTAGAAAAAAGCTTTTTTAATGCCTTAAAACTAAATTGTTTAATAACTAGAGGTGATCAAGTTATAGATATACAGGAATTTGGTCCCGATTTAGGTAGAGAAGCATCATTTGCTTTTATAAGACAAGATTTAGTTGATAAAGATGTAGTTCCTCAAGTAGGAGATATATTAAAATGGCATAATGACTACTATGAAGTAGATTTAGTAAAAGAAAATCAATTATTCCTAGGATCTGACAGTAATTATAACCTCTCAAGCTCAACATCAGGATTTGGACGTTCTATGTCTATAGTTGTTGACTGCCATCTCACTAAAGCAGATAGAGTAGGAATCGAAGACATAAGATAATATGGCAAACAACGAAGATAGACTTAAAAGCAGAGCCTTACAGTCTGATTTAGAGAAAGACATTATCAATACAGTAACTGTAGGTATAAAAGACATAGATGAAGCTATATTTTACTACTTTAATGAAGTAATAAAGCCTCAAGTATCTCAAAACGGTAGAACTGTAAAGGTACCTCTTGTATACGCTTCACCTGAAAGGTGGGCAGCTATGCAGAAAGACGGGTATTACCGTGATAAGAACGGTAAGATGCAAGCTCCTCTTATTACCTTCAGAAGAGATAGTATTGAAAAGAATAGACAGCTTGGAAACAAGTTAGATGGTAATGCTCCTCACAACTTTGGGGTGTTTGAAAAGAAATACTCAGCTAGAAACGCATATGATAGGTTTGGAATACTTAATAATCGTGTAAAAGAAAGAGAATTTCATGCTGTAGCTATTCCTGACTATGTTAATATAGTATATTCTAGTGTAATATTTACTGATTATATGGAACAGAACAATAAACTAGTAGAAGGTATAAATTTTGCTTCTGATTCGTACTGGGGAGACCCTTCTAAGTTTAGATTTAGAGCTATGATTGATAATTACACTACTTCTACTGAATTAGTACAGGGAAACGATAGAATAGTTAAAACTGAATTTCAAATCAACCTATTAGGTCATATAATCTCGGATAGTATAAATTCCTTACCTTTTAATACTGCTAAGTACACAGATAAAACAAATGTCAGAATTACTAACGAAACTACTACTAAACTTTGATTTTTTTAGCATATTTATTAAAAAGATTACTCTCTGTTACGTTACTAATTAACTAAAAAGTATAGATGTCTGTATTTCAAAGCGAATTATCCGGATCACTACTGTTCAGGTCAGGTTCCGCAACACAAGCTTCCTTAGTTCCAGCAGCGGACACCCTTAAACTTACGGGTTCCTTACATATTACTGGTTCAAGTCTCTTTTTCAATGGAACCGACTTAGTAAGTCGTATTGAAAATATCGAAGCTGGTTCAGGTGATGCTGCTTCTCTAGGACCTCTTAACAGACACACTCAATCTTTAAATACTTATACAGCGTCTAATGATATAGACTCTGCTTCTTTTGATTCTAGATTAGGTTCATTAGAAACTACCTCTAGTAATCAAGAAACTTCTATAGCTTCTTTAACTGATGCTACTGCTTCTTATATATCTACAGTAAATGATCTACTTAGCTTAGGGTTTGCTCCAACAGCTAGCTCTGATATAATATCAAGTTCAACTCAAATAGCTGATTTAGGGTTTGTAACTAGCTCAGTATCATCTATACCTGATGGAACAGTATCTTCTTCACAGCAGATAGAAGATTTAGGGTATTTAACTTCAGAATCTGCAGCATCTGCAGGGTTTGGCTCAGGAGCCGCATCTATACCTTCTGGAACTATATCATCCTCTGCACAAATAACAGATTTAGGGTTTATAACGGGTTCTCCAGAAGGAACTATATCATCATCAGCTCAAATAACTGACTTAGGGTTCATTACCTCATCAGCTTCAGCATCTATACCAGATGGAACGATATCTTCTTCACAACAAATCGAAGATCTAGGATTCGATACAGGATCCTCAGCTTTCGACGGTGCTAGAATCATATCAAATGAAGATTTAGGAGATTTATTTACAAATAACTTTAATCCAGGCACTTCTGGGTCTATACAAGACTTTTTAGACGCTGTATTCTTTCCTAACAGTGCTCCAAGCTTTAGTTCTACAGGAAGTTTCTTTGCAGCAGAGTTTGCCACATCAGGTTCTACACTAGGAACACTTACAGCATCAGATCCTGAAGGACAATCACTTACTTTTAGAACAAATTCAGCATATACAGACGGACTTGTAGTAGTAGCTAGTAATGGAGTAATAACTCTAGCTCAAGCTCCTACAACAGAAAACTTTAATACTACAGATAGAGGAGATGGAGTACTAGCTCATGCAGTACAAGTAGATGCAGTAGATTCTTTTGGTACTTTTACTACTACTACAATTTACATAATAATTAATAGTAATAACCCACCGGTATTTAGACAAACTTCTGTAGCAGGAGCAATTATTACTTCATTTACTGCAAATAGAAATGAAAATGCAGGAGCAACAGAGGTAGGTAAGATATATTTTACAGATCCTGAAGGAGATACTATAACTATTGTATCCAATTCAGTATCATCTGATTTTACCGTTACAAAATATTCAACTTATGTACAAATTGATCAAGCGACTGGTTCTTTGGATTTTGAAACAACTCCAACTTACCAGTTTAGTTTAACTGCATCAGATGCTAAGTATGAAAATGGTGTTGATTTAACAGCAAGTGCTTCTTTAGAGGTAACTATTAACGTAACAGATAACGTAATACCAGTAGTTAACGATCAGACATTATCTTCTATCAACGAAAATAGTTCTGACGGAACTGTAGTAGGTAGTATAGCAGCTTCTGATGCTGAAAGTGATACAATTACATTTAGAAACTTTACTTTATCTAAATTAGAGTTAGATAATGTAGATGTATCAACAGGCTCTTATGGGGGTACTGTACAGTTAACTGATCCACATGAAGATCCATTCCAAATGAATTCTTCTGGACAAGTTACTAGAAAGACCGGAGTATTTTTAAACTCTGATCTTATAAACGAATATCAATATACTGTAGAAGTAGTAGATAGCTTTAACACTGCATCAGACGCAGGTACTATTACTATTGGAATTACAGACGATACACCAGCAAGTTTAT